TTCACCTGCCAGATATGCGGCAGGCTGGAAGGCGACACGTCGAAGCTGGTATGCGACCACGTCGAGCCGCACCGTGGTGATGTAGCTAAGTTCTGGGCGGGTCCGTTTCAGACGCTCTGTAAGCCCTGCCATGACGGCCAGAAGCAGAAAGAGGAAGTCGCGGCGCGGGCCGCCGGGCTCGATGCCTATGGTGGTAAGCCGGCCTCATACCGGCCCGAGTGGCTCAGGCCTTCGGCGATCCCGCTGACCATCGTTTGCGGGCCGCCAGCATCAGGCAAGAACCACTATGTGCACCAGCATGCAGGCAGCGCGGACCTGGTGATTGATCTCGATCTGATTGTGGCCAACCTATCGGGCCAGCCTGCATCGCACACATGGGAGCGGGAACGTTGGCTGCAGATGGCCTTGCGCAAGCGCAACGCCATGCTCGGCGAGCTGTCCAAGCAACCAGCATGGTCAGCTGCTTGGCTGATCATGACCGAGCCTAGCGCTGAGCGGCGAACCTGGTGGGCTGAGACCATGAAGCCGAAGGGTATCATAGTCATTGAGGCGAGTGAGGCCACCTGCATCGCCCATGCAGCCCATGACGCAGACAGAGACCAGCACCACACTATGCTGATGGTGAGGCGCTGGTGGTCTGAGTATAGGCCTCGATCTGATGATCAGATCGTGAGGCCATAGCGTACACCCCAGGGGTGGGTCAAATCTCTAAAGCCGACGCGGTTTGCGGACCGGCGCCCCCCGCACTCAAAGGTTTTTTTTCGATGTCCGACGAATCTGGCGGCGACGGCGCTCAATTGCAGCCGGCCGGCGAAGCGACGGATCTGTTTGGCGAGCAGCCGAGCCCATACCGGGATCCGCGCGGCCGTAAGAAGCCTAGGATTTCCAACGATTCCCGCGATCGCGTGGCGATGTTGCGCGCATCGGGCATGACGCAAAAGGAGATCGCCGACGCCCTGGGATGCTCCGTTCCAACGCTGGTCGAGTATTTTTCTTTCGAATTGAGCGAGGGCCGATCGGCCAAGCGGGCCGAGATGATCGAGGCGCTGTGGAACGCAGGGATCGGGGGCAACGTCACCGCGATGGGGAAATGGCTCGCACTTACGGGGAAGGACACCTCGCCGCGGGATAGCATCCGACCCAAGGTAGAGCCGAAGGTTGGCAAGAAAGAACAAGCCCTGCTTGATGCTAAGTCCGCGCCCCGCGCCGGCGGCTGGGCTGCAGTGGTGCGCCATTGAGCACCTGGGATTTTGCCTGTCCGGATTGGGTGGAGCGGTTGAAGGCGGGGCGTTCGCTGGTGCCTGATCTGCCGCTCGACGCGGCTCAGGCCGAACGGGCGGTTGACATCTTCAACATGCTACGGCTGCCGGACGTGCCGGGGCAACCAACGATGGCGGACGCGGCTGGCGAATGGTTCCGCGACATCATACGCGCAGCCTTCGGATCGCTGAAGCCGCGACGCGGTCCGCAGGGCGGCGACGTGATGGCCCGGCATGTCGCCGAGATCTTCACACTGGTGCCGAAGAAGAACTCGAAGACCACCGGCGGCGCCGGCATCGTCATCACGGCGGCGATCATGAATGAGCGCCCGAATGCAGAGCTGCTGTTTGTTGGGCCGACGCAGGACATTGCGGATCTGGCCTTCCAGCAGGCACGCGGTATGATCGAGGCCGATGCGGAAGGCTATCTGCAGCAGCGCTTCCATGTCCGGGAGCATATGAAGACCATCGAGGACCGGACGAACGGGGCCAAGATCAAGATCAAGACCTTCGACACCTCCGTGATGACCGGCGTCAAACCGGTATTCGTGCTCGTCGACGAGCTGCACGAGATGTCAAAAAAGTCTTATGCATCGCGCGTCATCGGCCAAATCCGCGGCGGCCTGCTGCCAAATCCTGAGGGCCTGCTCGTGTTCATCACGACCCAAAGCGATCAGCCGCCGGCGGGCGTGTTCAAGGACGAGCTACAATATGCGCGCGGCGTGCGCTATGGACGGATCACCGAGCGCGTCAAGATGCTGCCGATCCTCTACGAGTTTCCGGAGGATATGCAGACGGCCGAAGACAATCCCTGGCGGGACGTGAATAACTGGCCGATGGTGCTGCCCAATCTCGGGCTCTCGATCAATCTCGAGCATCTGCAGACGCACTACGCGCAGGCCCGCGAGAAAGGCGAGGCTGAAGAGCGCCGCTGGGCTTCGCAGCATCTTAATATCGAGATCGGTCTAGCGCTGCATATGAATCGCTGGCGCGGCGCCGATCACTGGCTGGATGCCGCCGATCCATCGCTGACGATCGACACACTGCTTGAGCGCTCCGAGGTGGTCACGGTCGGCATCGACGGCGGCGGCCTCGATGATCTGCTCGGCCTGGCAGTGCTCGGCCGCTGCAAAGCAACGCGGGACTGGCTGCTCTGGACGCACGCCTGGTGCCAGGAGGACGTGTTGCGGCTCAGGAAGGACATCGCCGAGCGGCTCACCGACTTCGAGCGGCACGGTAATCTGACGCTGTGCACGGACGCCACGCAGGACCTGCAGGACGTTGCCGACATCATCCAGCGCATCTGGAAGCTCGATCTGCTTCCCGAGAAGGATGGCATCGGCCTCGATCCCGCCGGCGTCACCACGCTGATCGATGAGATTGTCTCGCGCGGCATATCCGATGAACGGCTTCGCGGCGTCAGCCAGGGCTGGAAGATGCAGTCGTCGATCCACGGTACGGAACGCAAGCTGAAGAATGGCACGCTCTGGCATGGTGGCACGGCGATGATGGCCTGGTGCGTTGGCAACGCCAAGGTCGAGCAGCGCGGCAATGCGATCTTGATCACCAAGCAGGTTGCCGGTAGTGCGAAGATCGACCCGCTGATGGCCGTCTTCAATGCGGTGCATCTGATGAGCCTCAACCCGGACGCCTCACGACGGGCGGTCTCGCCTTGGGAAGATCCTGAATTCAAGATGGCTACAGTATGACTCAGCTCATCGAAGCGGACCGCCCCGGTTTTGAACTCGACCTCGGGCGCGCCGTGACGCAGTTCCGCTCGTCGCTGGAGAACCCATCCGTCTCGCTCGCCGACGCCTCGGCCTGGCATCAAGTGTTCGGCGGCTGGGGCAGGAGCGCCGCAGGCGTTACCGTGACGCGAGACACGGCTCTCGGCGTTCCGGCTGTATGGGCTGCGGTGAACTTTATCTCGGCCACGATCGCGTCTCTTCCGCTTGATCTATTCACGCGGGGTGATAAGGGCAGGACACGGGCCGAGACTGATCCGCTGCACGCAATATTGCATGACGATGTGAACCCGGAGACATCGTCATTCGACTGGCGCAAATGCGCCATGCAGAATGTCCTGCTCGACGGTCGATCCTACACATTTATTGAGCGCAACGTCGCGCGCCGGGTGATCAATCTCTGGCCCATCGACCCTTGCAAGGTCACCATCGAGCGGCGGCAAGGCAAGACCAGCTATATTTACCAGGAAGGCTCCACGCGGACCGTCTATGAGGCGGCGGATATCATCGATATTCCCTGGATGGTCGGATCAGACGGTGTGCGTCATTACAATCCGGTAGACCGACTCCGTAATGCCATCGGCCTTTCCATCGCGATGGAAAAATATGGCGCCGAGTTCTTTTCCAATGGCGGCATCCCACCGCTGCAGCTTGTTGGCCCGATGGAAACGCCAGCGGCAATAAAGCGAGCCGCAACCGATATTAACGCAGCGATCACCGCGGCGAAGTCCGAGGGCCGGTCGATCCTTCCCATGCCCACCATGCATGAGCTGAAGGCCATCGGCATCGATCCGGTCAAGGGCCAGCTGGTGGAGGGCCGGCGCTTCCAGTTGGAGGAGATCGCGCGCATGTATCAATTGCCGCCTGTGTTCCTGCAGGATCTGACCAACGCGACCTCGCCGAACAGCGAGCAGCAGGATCTGCACTTCGTCAAGCATACCTCGGGCAATGGATCAAGCGCTGGGAACAGCAGCTCAATCTGAAGCTGTTTGGGCCGCGCGTGCGGTCGCGTTTCGTCGAATTCAATGTCGACGGTCTGCTGCGCGGCGACTTCAAGACGCGCATGGAGGGCTATGCGAAGGCCATTCAGAACGCGATCTATACGCCCGATGAAGTCCGGGCAATGGAGAACCGTCAGGCGAAGGGTAAGGACGCCGACAAGCTCCACATTCAGGGTGCGACCGTGCCGCTCGGGGATCAGTTGAAACGCGGCGATCAGCCTCCGCCGCCCGATGTCTCGGAAGGGGATAAATCCGATGAAGATTGAGCGCGAAATCCGTATTCTCGATGGTCTCGGGGTCGAGGAGCGGAAGGACAACCGTCCGCCGACGCTCAAAGGCTATGCGGCGGTATTCGATACCGAGACGGATATCGCTGGTCTGTGGCGCGAGAAGATCGCCCGCGGCGCCTTCGCCGACGCCATCACCAAGGCCTCGGCAGATGTGCATGCCCTGTTCAATCACGACGACAATTTCGTGCTCGGCCGAATGAAGCCCGGCACATTGCGCATGTCTGAGGATGATCACGGTCTGGCCGTCGAGATCGATCTACCCGATGCGCCTTATGCACAAAGTCTCATCGCCTCGA